AGAACAAAGATAATGGAAAGAAATAAACTTAAATCATCCAATACAACAGTTAATATTTCATCTACGTATTTTCACAGTCTATCTACTAGAATTAAAACTTTTATATGTATACTTTACACGATAGTTTGTCTTTATATAAGTAGTTATTCTATACCCATATTTATGTTAATGTGTTTTATCCAATTATGTTTATTGACAATTTTTTATCAATATTTACAATGGGTTACACTTAATGAGGATTATGTTTTAACTCGTAGACAATTGAGCTTAATAACAGATTCCATTATACTTTATAGAAACATAACTTGTTCTAATTTTGTAACTAGTACGTGTAATATATTTACTAATGTTAGTTTATTATCTTATTTATATGTTAAAACTTTCTTTATTAAAGATGAAAGATATAATGCTGTTAAATGGAAAGTTCTTTCTACTAAAATAGCTTCTTCAGTACCACCATTATTATTAATAGTTATTATTAGTGCTGCTTCAGCTAAGATGTTACTTCTTAGTTATAAGGTCGCTAAAAGTGTCTTATCTGAAGGAATATCACAAAAAGGAAATTATAATGCTGAAAATATCTATAGAACTGTTTGTGATAATGAAAAGCAATCATGCTGCATATTCCCTTTACCTTCTAAGAAAAGAAATACGGATATGGATTATGATGAAATTGAAAATATCACACCTTTTATAGTTGGTAATGAACGTAATTATAATAAAATAGAAGAATTACATGCAACCATACAATCTAATGTACGTTATGCTCGTATTCGTTTTACCAATGATAGTAGTACAACTACTAAAATACTCGGTATATGCAATGATTATGCATTAGTTAATATTCATTGTATTAAAAGCGAAATATATAGTATACATCTTTCTACTTCCAGAGATATTGCCTCAGGTATAGTCAAAGCTAACTTGAAACATCAAGATTTCAAAAAAGTAGGAGAAGACATATTCTTAGTTAGAATAATTGGAACCTTCTTCAAAGATATAACTTTTGCTATTGCCGACATTAAGGATAGTTTCGTTAATCTTGATGGAATGTTTATGAATAAGAAGATTATTGTTAAACAAGTTCGTGAAGAAATTCTTCCAGTTAATGCTAAGGAAATGTCAGTTACGTATCCATTTAAATATATATTTCCAGAACATGCAGCAGGTGATTGCGGTAGTCCTTTATTAGCTACATACGGATATAAAACTTTTTTAGTTGGTATCCATTGTGCAGGTACTAATGACTATGGTTATGCTTGTAAAATAAATAAACAACAATTTGATGCTGCTCTCAAAGAATATCAATCAACTAATATTTTAATTGATATCACTTCCGAAGGTAGTTTTAGATTAAAAGATGAAGGAACTATAGTCAACGTTTCTCCACGTAGTCCACTAGTATATGAAGATATTCCATCATTATTAGTTTATGGTAATATTAGTAACTACTCTCCTATCTCACCTAAAAGTACTTTAACTAAAAGTATTTTGTTTAATCACGTTGACGAATTAATTGATGTCTCTCCACTTATAGATGGACATCCGAAATATTTAGCTCCTAAAATGAGATCTTTTAGAAGAGATGGTGTTTTCTATTCTCCTGAAAATAATTTCGTCAAAAAAGTAGGAGTTATAACTTCAGCTTTAGATAATTCTATTATGGAAAATGTTATTATAAGTACTACTTGTAATCTTCTTTATAAACTCAAAAAAGAGGGAATTACATCTCTCAATCCAGTTCCATTAGATATTGCTCAAAACGGTTTTCCAGAGAATTTCTATTATAGATCAATGAAAAATAGTACTTCTGGTGGATTTATGTTCACTGGTAAGAAAAGTAAATACATTGATTTTACTCCTAAAGATTTTAAGAAAGATGCTGTTACTCCTAAACCAGAAGTATTAATTCAAGTTCAAGAAATAATAGATTCTTATCTTAAAGATGAAACTTCACATTCTATAGTTGGAGCTCAACTTAAAGATGAACCTCGAAGTTGGGATAAAGTTATTAAAGGAAATACTCGTATGTTTGCTATGTCTTCATATGACATGACTCTTGTGAATAGAATGTATTTATTACCTTTTTATAGTATGATGTGTGAACACCGGGATATTTTTAGTACTAAAATTGGTATTAATATGCATTCTGATGAAGTAGACAAAATGTATAATACTTTAAAAAATTTTTCATCTAATATCATGGAAGGAGATTACGGTGGATATGATACCAGCATGCCAATAGGTATAGGTTTTATGTCTAATTCTGTTGTTTATACTGTTTTGAAAAAACTAGGTTATAATGATCATTCATTACAAATTGTTAAAGGAATTTTAACTGAAAATTTATTTCCTACAGTTGTTTTAAATGGTACAGTGTTTACTCCACCTGGTTTTCAACCATCAGGTAAGTATGCCACTGCCGAAGACAATTCT